ATAGGTATGTAATTTTGAATTTTATCAAAACCACAATCTTTTTTAAATGTATCGAAAAGTTTTGTATTATTATTTTTTTTGTAAGATACTACAAACATATTTATATTCTCACATTTATTTATTTTTCGTGTTTTTTACCTAAAGTTTTATGTTTAAAAGACAATTTTAATTTAAAATATAATAATAATATGAATTTGGAATTAAAAAAGTTTGATATGCGAAATATATCATTTAAACCAGGAGAAACACAGGGACCTGTTATCGTATTAATTGGTAGAAGGGATACCGGAAAAAGTTTTTTAGTAAGGGATTTACTATATTATCATCAAGATATTCCAATAGGCACCGTTATTTCAGGAACAGAAGCGGGTAATGGATTTTATGGAAAATTAGTACCTAAGTTATTCATCCATGATGAGTATAATTCGGCTATTATAGAAAACATATTGAAAAGACAAAAAATGGTTTTAAAACAAGTAAAAAAAGAAAAGGAAGCTTATGGTAAAAGCAATATTGATGCACGAGCTTTCGTAATTTTAGATGATTGCTTATATGATAATGGTTGGGCACGTGAAAAATTAATGCGTCTTCTTTTCATGAATGGAAGGCATTGGAAAATTATGCTTGTAATTACTATGCAATATCCTCTTGGTGTTCCTCCTAATTTGAGAACAAATATTGATTATACATTTATTTTACGCGAACCTTATTTAACAAATAGAAAGCGTATTTATGAAAATTATGCGGGTATGTTTTCTACATTTGAATCTTTTTGTCAAGTCATGGACCAATGTACAGAAAATTATGAGTGTTTAGTTATATCCAATAACGCAAAATCAAATAAATTAGAAGACCAAATATTTTGGTATAAGGCATCGTCACATAACGACTTTAAATTAGGTTCTAAAGAATTTTGGGAATTATCAAAAGATTTAGGCTCGGATGATGAAGATGAAGGATATGACCCAAACGCGTTTAATAGTAAAAAAGGTCCTCGCATTAATGTAAAGAAAAATAGTGGTTGGTAATATATTAAATCTAACTTTAATATATTATGAGTTCAAAAAAATCAAAAGCATCGCAAAAATCACGAAAAGTAAAATCAAAATCAAGAAAATCAAAAGCATCACAAAAATCTCGTCAAAGCAAAAAACAAAGCAAAAGGTTAGAACGAGAAATTAAACTATCAAAAGAAATGAGCAAAAGAATGTCCAAAAAAACACCCATGATTGCTTCTTCACACGGTATTTCATTATTGAAACGAAGTAAACGTAATATGTCTAAGGGAAGACCATTGGCATCCGCAAGAGATTTTTTATTAGCAACAAGTATATTAACCGCTGCTTTAAGTCCATATGACCCACATCCTATGGCAAAAAAAAGTAAAATAGCACCGAATACTCAAGTTCATTTGGATTGGCATAAAGGTCAATTTCCAGATAAACAATTAACATCCAAACAATATAAGAAACTTATGAAAAGAAGTAAAAAAGGAAAAAAATTAGCAACTATACAAGAAGGTGGGATGAAAAAAGGCACGCCTATTACCGTACATTGGCCCCATGATGATGGGAAAAAATATCCATATACAATGACATATTGGGGAGAATATGAAGGAAAACATTGGGCAAAGCACAAGGGATATAAATATGATATAACAGATTATGGTTGGGAAGTCATAGAAGACAGGTTTGAAAAAAATGCCGCAGAAATACCAGAATTTAATCCCGCACTTGTTTCACAACAATCAATCGATTTTCTACTTCTTGGAGAAGAACACACAACGCCCAAACAATCGGGAACAGAAACGACAAGTGAAAAATTAAAAGCGTTGTTGCCACGCGGTACGAAACATTTAAAGAGTAAAAAAGCAGCAGAAGCAATGATAGCCGAATTAAATAAGAAAGGTGGTAAATGGTCATTGAAATATAAAAGAAAGATTAATTGTAAAAGACCAAAAGGGTTTTCTCAAAAACAATATTGTAAAAGAATTTCAAAGAAGAAAAAGAAGAGACGTACAAAGAAAAACCGAAAAAAAAGAACTAAAAAAAGACGAAGAAAATAATAACATGATAATGTAATAATGCCTTTACCTTATCATGCTGGAAAATCAAAATTGGCGAAAACAATATCAAAAATGGTTTATAAGAAAGTAGAAGAAAATCCATCTATAAAAAATTATGCGGAACCATTTAGTGGAATGGCGCGTGTAGGAATTAAAGTTATGGAGGATGATAAAAATAAAACATTTAAGAAATATATTTTTAGCGATGTAAATCCAACTATAACAGTATTATTTAAAGCATTAAAGAAAGGTTGGTTACCAAAACTTGAAAATATAACACAAAAAAAATGGGAAAGTTATAAAAAAAATAAGAAACCATCTGCTCAAAAATCATTTGTGGGGTATACATTGGGATTTGGTGGTCAATATTTTGGAGGAAAGCAAGTAAGAACAGAAAAAAGAAGTCACGGTGGTAAGAATTTTGCTGCTAATTATATGAAAAGTAAAAAGAAATATTTGAAAGGATTGCAACCATATTTTAAAAGTTCAAAGTTCATGTACAAAGAAAAAAGTGTATTTGATTTGGATTATAAAGATACTATTATCTATTGTGATCCTCCTTATGTTGCGACAGCTTTCAGAGCAAAGAAAATATGGGATAAAGAAAAGGAAAAGAAATTATGGGATACTATAAAAAAATGGTTAGAACCTTCCAAAAATAACATAGTCATTTTATCGAATAGTAAAAGAACAAACAAAACGAAAGGTTTGAGGGTGAAAAAAATATACGAGGATGATGTTGAGTATGGTAGTTGGAAAAAGAATTGGAAAAAAAGAAAGGAAATGATATTTGAGGTAGTTAATACGAGTGGTAGAAAGACGCGTAAAAAAAGAGGCGGCACAATGAACGATAAAGATAGAGGTGATTTAATATATATAGCAAACACACACAAGGAACGCCTCCCACCATGTTATCAACCAGACAATTTTCCACTAATCCATTTCCCAACTAGAGAATATTGCTTTATTCTATATTTAAAAAGTGACAAGGGAATACGGGAACATTTATCTAAAATGGAAAAAGAATCCATAGATGAAATTTATAAAAAAAATAAAGCGGAAATAAATAACAAGGTGGATTCGCCGGGTTGTTGTACTATTTCAGGAGGAAAGCGTCGCAAAAAAAAGACGCGTAAAAAAAGAGGCGGAAAGCCAGAGATAAAAATAGGTGATATTTGGGAACGAAATGTTACTGGTGAGACAGCTTTTGATTATGCAATAATTCATAACATAGTTAAATTTGGTGCGAAGAATCGTATTTATTATCGTTACAATAGTGACCCATCATTTCCTTACAAAGAGTTAGATCTCATTTTGAAGTTGTGGGAAGATGACTTTCGTAAGACACATTTTAAATATGAAACTACTCCACCATATTCAGGCGATGAACAAGAGGGAGGGAAACGCCGCAATAAAAGAGGAGGAGTTTCAAAGTTTGAAGTTGGTGCGAGATGGAAACCAAACACCGAACTCCCTAATCGTGATACAACCCTCGAAATTTTACCATGGAATAAAGAGGATGTTATTAGTATTAGATGGACGGAAGATGATCTAGAACAAGCAGGAGCGGAAGAAATTGAAGCTACTGTCGAGCAATTCAAATCGGACGGCTGGCTTTTACTTGCGGTCAAACAAATAGCTACAGATACTAAAGAAATAGTCCAAAGTCATAAAACGTTACAACAGCCAAGCGACCTTAATATGAAAGGTACATACACTGGAAATTTAGAACACGGAGGAGGAAAGCGTCGCAAAAGAAAAACGCGTAAAAAATAATTATTAATATATCTACAAGTTTGTAAATATATTAAAAAAATATAATTATATATTATTATGAACAATGGAGCAATATCAATTTATATAGATAGAAAACGAAAAAATAGTAAACCAATTAATATTCCAGCGAGAAAACCATCGGTATGGGTTCCAAATAAAAAAGTTGATAAATGTTTTGAATGCAATGCTGAATTTGGATATTTAATAAGAAAGCATCATTGTAGAAGCTGTGGAAGAATCTTTTGCTACGATTGTGCGAAATGGTATTGTAAAAACAATGA